GTTGAGCGCGATGAAGAGTATATTGAAAAACTAGCGGCTGAAATAGACAAAGCTGTTACAATTATTATCAACGAAACGGAGAAATTAGCATGAAAATAGGTTTATCAGTACGAATTGACGTTACAAAGATCGACAAAGCTCGCCTGTATGCAGGGGCAAAGGGTACTTACCTTGATCTAACTACGTTTGTAGACACAGATCAGCAAGATCAGTACGAAAACAACGGTTTTATCAGCCAAAGTGTGGACAAAGAAGAGCGCGAGCAGGGTGTACAGACTCCAATCTTGGGTAATGTTAAGGTGTTTTTCACAGATGGCGCACAATCTGCACCACAATCTGCACCACAAAGCAAAGCTGTTATAGACGAAGACATTCCCTTCTGATGAATACCGTTTTAAAAATTGCCTTTAGCAAGCAATGGCTGTAACAATCTGACCATGTGGCGCGTGTGGTGGCCGAAACGCGCTATTAATTAAAGGAGACAAGCCATGCAAAATAAAGTGACTGAAAAAGAATGGGAAATGTTGCAGAAAGCAACGCCTGCACTTGAATCATCTATCGACAATGAAATGCAAGAAGCGCACGATTCTATTGACAATGTCAGCGATGGAAGTACGGCAAGCTATTATGAATTGCCTGATGACGCTAGTGAACTACAACACCTGATCTCTTATAAGAATATGAATTCTCAAATGGGGGAGATATTCCGGTCATGCTACCGTTACGGCATTGCCTCGCATAGTGACCAGTTAAGGGATGCAAAGAAAATCAAGTTTTACATAGAAGCTGAAATTGAGCGACTAGAAACGTGGAGTAAATAACTTTTTGGTATATGGCTTATAGATAAAAGTCATTACAAAAGGGCTTAACAGGCAAGTATAATGCGGCTTCACACACTAAGGAGGTCGCAAATGGTAACTTGCTATATATTTTTAGCAGTTTTTGGTTTAATGGTAATTGCTAAGGATGATTTAAGAATGTAACGGAGTTAATATGCACATTAATCCTGAAATGTTGTTGTCATATTGTGATACTGAAAAGCAAACAAGGAATGTTAAAGCCTTAATTGAGCATGGAACTATTAAAGGCGCGGCTAGGGCTTTGAATATCGACCCGTCTACCTTGCGCGAATCTTTTAAGAAACTAGAAAATAAAGCCTCATTAAATGCGGTCGCTCCACATAGGGACGTTGACCACCAAACGATGGAAGGTTTCAGTGCCAAGTTCGTTACTAGTCGCTATGATAAAGACGGCAACCTAGCAGGGCAGTATGTAAGGCAGGAAAGGGACAAGGATAGTGCGCTAGAGGAACGACTACAAGACTTCACCAATGGCCTGATTGATAGCGTGAAAAATGTTTACAAGCCTGTCACCGCACCAATTACAAGTATTCAAGATCGTTTAAATGTCTATGCCATAGGCGACCACCACTTAGGTATGTACAGTTATAAAACTGAGACTGGTCATAACTATGATGTGAACATAGCAGAAAACCTACTGGAGCAAAGTTTTGAATCCCTGATTAAAAGATCGCCCAATGCTGAATCTGGATTGTTCTTAAACATGGGTGATTTTTTGCATACCGATTCTGTTTCTGGACTAACGACCGCAGGAACGCCACAAGATACCGATGGCAGGTATGGCAGGACTATCGAGCATGCGGCTAAACTCATGCATAGAATGATAACGCGACTACTTGAAAAGCATTTGCATGTATACGTGATAAACGTGCAGGGTAATCATGACAAAAACGCTTCCCTGTTTATGAATCAAATTATGATGGCTTACTTCCACAATGAGCCACGCATAACTGTACTCTGTAATCAAAAGAAGTTTATTCCGTTCGTATGGGGCAAGACTTTTATATTGACGCACCATGGCGACGGTATCAACGCACAAAAGATGTACGAAGTAGCGACTAGGGATTATCGAAAAGAATGGGGCGAATGTCCGTTTGTCTATGGTTACACTGCACACTTGCATCATAAGACGGTAGAAGAGCGTGGCGGCATGATTATGGAGCAATGGGGCGTATTATGTGCCACGGATGCTTACCATGCAGGAAAAGGCTACGGAGCAGGGCGAACAATGACATGCGTAACTCATCATAAAGAATATGGGGAGTTAGAGCGGCAAACCTTCAAGGCTGAAATGGCAGGATACTAACAGGAAAGTAACAGGCATAAAAAAGCCCCAATGATTGGGGCAAATGGCAGGGATTTAGAGTGTATATTCTTCTGGTATTTTTTCGGGTGGTGTCCAACGTACCGGAGTAGTTACCCTTTTGCTTTGCTTTTTTTTGCGATGATATTCCCTACTTTCTAAGCTTGTCTTGTATTTAATAACCTTTTTGCCTTTACACTTTCCACAGTTTACCGTCTCCATATGAACGCTTAACATTTTGCGATGGGTAATAGTGCCAACGCCTAAGCAATCTGGGCATGTTTCCGTATACATTACAACGCCCCCATAATATAAATTTCATAGCCGCAACCAATAATAAATGCTATGGCCAAACCTGAAAAGAAACACATGAAATTGTCCATTTTTTTACGCTCCATATTCTGCCTTTCTGCTTGTTTGCTGTTTAAATAGCGTTTGGCTCTATTCTCTGCGGCTAGTCTGTTGTTACTGATTCTCATTGTGTCACCTCATTTTGGCAGTAGTTCCACGCATCAACGCGGATGTTGTGGATTTTGCGCCCCATATCAACCAATGTGGCCGCGTGGTGTTCCGTTAAACCGTTATGCTCTGCTATTCTAGCTACTGTTAGGTAGTTATTAACATAATCTAAGTAAAACGCCTGTAATTGATCGCCTAACTGTTCATGGTTGCTCATACTGTCACCTCGTTCATTTCTTGTATGTGTTTAAACCAGTCTTTAGCTTCTTTTATAGAGCTAGAAAGACAACCTTCCAGAATCCACAAGTCGCGTTCTTGACCTGTGTTTATCCACTCTTTTATTTTGCCGCCACTATCGATACGGAAACCTAAACCGTCAAAGTCACCTAAGAACAAAGCGCCTTCTGCTCCAGATTCTATTTGAATTTCCAAACCTCGCCCAGCATTTAGGCCAAACATTAATATCTCTAGTTTTTCTAATGTGTCGATTTTCATGCTGTCACCTCACTGCGAACGTCGATTATTTGCTCGATAGTATTCTCAAGATTATAAGAAGAACCGACAAAACCACCACCGAACCACCTTGCGCGGTAAACTTTAAAGCCTAAGCTATTGGCGACCTTTTTTGCTTCGCTGTAAGTCTCTCCAAAAGCTCCATGCTTTATAACATAACGTGGATTCCCATTTACATCATTATCTACTCTGTAAACTGAATAACCGAATTGCTCTTCGAGTTTGGGGCTTATATAACATTTATTAGCTATCATTTTTATACTCTCTCTGTTGGTTTTAGTTGGTTTAAGAATAAGCACTCTTATCGAATGCTCATTAGTTAAAGCTACTAGGAAACGTACAAGCCACCGCCTACATGTATCGGTTGCGGCCAGACTCTTTCGTGTATTTCGTCAACGGCTTTTTCTAATTCCGCAAACTGTTGATCGCTGTATATGAATTGGTCTGCTACCTCTGTATATAGCCAGTCTCTATTTTTCATCAGATCATAAAAGTATTGGTCATTTAACACTCGCAACCTCAACTCTTGGTCACTGTATTTGGTTATATCTTCAACGCCTATTAAGTTTGTCATGGTTATCTCTCTCTCTATTGGTTATAGTTGGTTTAATAAAGCCACCTCGAAAAGTGGCTCGATAAAGCTACTATTCACCCCAGTTGTGGTCGTGGTGTACAACATAAAGCATCTCAAGGCTATCATTTTTGTCTGGGTTCTCTACTTCATCGAAAGCCTGAACGTCTGCGCCCGTTGAATCCAGTAGACTGCCGACTGTTCCCTCTGCGGCTTTACGCTCCCAACCGTTATCGGTAAGCATATCCAGTAGGTCGTCCATATAAAAGTAGTCACCCCATTCAAAGTCAGAGTTGGTTTCTATTGCGCTATGGAACACAGCAAGAGCCGAAGATTGATTGTTAGTTAATGAAGTCATGTATGTACCTATATGTGTATGAATGAGTAGCTACAATAAGGCCTAATTAACGTTATGTCAATACTGAATGCTTATTTAAACTTAGATTAATAGAACTAAATAGCATATATAAGGGGTAATAACTGCTAATAACTGTCATTTAAGGTATAATTGGTTAAATAATGATCAGATTGGTTATATTTTGATCAATTTAATCAAAGGGTTAAAACAATTAAATAGGAGTAGACAAAGAATATGGCTAAAGCTGGGAGGCCCAAAGGTAGTGGAAACAAGCCGTTAAAGAGGCTATTAGCAGATCGTATCGAGGCTAAATACGGAGACTTCAACCCTGTACTGTCAATGCTTGACGATGCCCTAAAGCTAAAGGCACTAAGCGACGCACCAGAGGCAGAGGCCAAAGACCATACAATAAGCATTGAAGCAATGGATAAGGTGGCGCGCTACATCACTCCAACACTCAAAGCTACTGAGATAAGCACAGGCGATGGTGGGATCACAGTGACGCGTCAAGTCAAGCGCTATGATTCCGGTGCTAATGATAAGGCTGAGTAGCTACTACTGTGTGTAACCTGTGGATAAACGTGTGTGTAATGTGTGGATAAGCAGGTACCCCCCTCCGAAGGCGCGAGTTATGTATGTATATATGTCCCTCACGAAAAAAAATTAAATGATTTTACAGTTACCTGACCCTAAGCAAGCCATTAGAGATGCCCTAGAAGCTCATATAAGCTCGTCTAAGGACTTTATTCTTATTTCTGTAGCCGATGTAGGGGTAGAGATAGGAAGTACCCTTACAAGCGAACAGGAGGTCTTTTACTTAGAATTGGCAAAAACACTTGTAATGAGAGATTGGTTAGGAGAAGATGGGGAATGATTAGTTTAAATACAGATGAAGTAGTAAGTGATTCCGATTACGAATTAATAGAAGCCTTTTGTTTAGCTTTAATTGATAAGGATTTGTATTCGATGAATGAAGTCTTATATCTTGTTAACGAGAAGATGTCTGTAGAGTGTTCCTGCTTAGAAGAGGATTGTATTTGTGGCAAATGGTAAAAATTTGATTCATAAGTTAGACAAAGAGACTCGTAATAGACATTTTCCTGAGTCTAATGGTGGTAAGGGTAGTCATGCTAGAAAGTCTACAGTAGAGAGTAGAACAGTATACAAGTCTAATTACGATGCTATTGATTGGTCGTATTCGCCATCTTCCTCTGGTAAGAGTTATATAAAATCAGGTAATTAAGTCGGGAAATTAAATGCAGATTGAATACAACTTAATGGCCCAAGGCCAAGTTCTTCAGGATTTTAACGATTGTAGAGAAAGAAACTCTTTCATCATGGGGCCGTTAGGTTCTGGTAAGACTGTTCAGTGTATTCTAAAATTGTTTGACCTGATGTGTGAGCAAGAGCCTGTCCAAGATAAACAACATAAGAACTATGGTGTTCGCTTATCTCGTATTATTGCCGCTCGTAATACTTATTCCGAACTGTTCTCTACGACAATTAAAGATTGGTTGGAGATACATGGAGAGTTAGGTGATTTCAAACAAGGTAACAAAGAGCCTCCTACGCACTTTATCCGCTTTAAACTAGAAGATGGTACGCGAGTAGAGTGTGACATTGTATTCATTGCCTTTGACCGCCCTGAACACGTTAAAAAAGCGCGTGGTATCCAGACTACATGGGTATGGTTAAACGAAACTAAAGAACATTCTAAAGCTGTCCTTGATATGCTTGATCTACGTCATGGTCGCTATCCGTCTAACAAGGAAGGTGCGCGTCCTACACATCATGGAATAATAGGCGATAGTAATGCTCCTGATGAAGACCATTGGTATTTTAAACTAGCAGAGATAGAGCGTCCTGAAGATTGGGCTTTCTATCGTCAAGCTGGTGGTGTGATTAAAGACGGTGAGAACTGGATAGTAAACGAAAAAGCTGAGAATCTTTTTAATCTACCTGAAGGTTATTATCGTAGGGGCTTACAAGGAAAGACTGATGATTGGATTAAGGTTAATCTAGCGAATGAATACGGATTTGTATCTAACGGTAAACCTGTCCATCCCATGTATACTGATTCTGTCCACTGTCAACACTTGGAATTTAAACCTGCTACTGACACTCCTATTGTGCTTGGCTTTGACTTTGGACGAACCCCTGCGTGTGCCTTCCTACAACGTACCTCGATTGGACGTTGGGTATGCTTTGACGAAGTAGTGTTGACTGACTCTGGTGCTGTTGACTTTGCTCCTAGTCTTAAACGATACATTGAAGAGATGTACCCTAACCACACGTTTAAAGGTTGGGGCGATCCTTCTGGTAACAACAAGAACCAATCTAACTCTGAGACTCCATTCCAAATTATGCGAGCCGCTGGCATTCCTTGTCAACCTACAGTGTCTAACGATCCTATGAAACGTAGGGCCGCCTTAGAAGTCCCTATGAAAGAAATGTGTATGGACGGTAAGCCTAGATTTATTGTCCTGCCTAAAGCCTCTATGATCCGCAAAGGTC